AAGGACAACGACTATGATGGCGGCTACCTGGTCCTGCCTGAAATCCGCGCCGCCGTGAATGTCCGGCCTGGTGACCTGCTGCTCGTCTCCAACCATGACTATATACATGGCAACACGCCGATTGTAGCCAAGGCCGGGGCGACGCTTGAACGCATTAGCCTCGTCTGCTACTTCCGTGAGAAGATGCTTGAACTCGGTTCCAAGGCATATGAAGATTTGCGATATGCCTTTGTAGAGTACCGGCGCAAGAATGTCCATCATGAGCTATACCGTGATGGCTGGAATGGTGTCTCATCCGGCATGTTTGATAGCGATGAGTTCAAGGACTTCCTGTTGAAGCATGACCGCGCTGACCTCTGGCAGAAGCATCATGCCAAAGTTGAGAGCAGCTTGGAGAGCCTCTTTGGTTGAAAGCATTTTCACCACTACCTCCCTCAACCGTATTCACAGCCGTTGGGAAGAGCACATCCATGACCTTTCACCAGTCGAAAAGGTTGGAGACATTTATGTCAAACGCGAAGACAAGTTCGCGCCACTCGGCTATGGCGGCATCAACGGCAGTAAGCTGCGCGTCTGTATCTGGCTCATTCATACCGCACTACAAGCCGGTGCCAAAGGCGTCATACATGGTGCTGTCACCGGCAGTCCCCAACACCCTATGGTTGCGACTATCTGTAAGCACTATGGAGTGCCCTGTATTGATGTGGTAGGTACGGATGACATCAACGGTCACAACAACCTCGCCATCGCCAAGCAGATGGGCGCGACCTTCGTCACCAGTAAAGTCGGCTATGCCAAGACCTTAGAGGCTAAGGCATTTGAGTTACAGCGTGACCAGCACCCAGACTACTTCGTCTTGGAGACCAACATCACGGTGGCTGAACGGCGCAACTCCGCTGACCGCATGCGTCAGTTCCATGCCGTCGGCGCGGCACAGGCTATGAACATCCCTGAGCATATCGAGACCGTGATAATGCCTGCCGGTAGCTGTAACTCTGCCGTGGGTGCCCTCTATGGCATTACGCTCAACAAGGCTCTACCTAACCTCCAACGCATCATCCTGCTCGGCATCGGCAACTACGGCAGCAAAGACCCGGACTTCATCCGTCGCCGCCTGAACACGATTGAGGCCGCTGACATCTATGCCTGGCCCTGGATCACAGACACGGCACTCCCCTTTGAAGCACCCAAGCCCAAGGTCCAAGTCATACACCATGACCTGAATGGCACCGGCTTCTGCTCTTACTCTGACCTGATGCCCTACACCTATGGTGGAGTGGAGTTACACTCACGCTATGAGGGCAAGTGCTTCACTTACATGGAACAGAATGCCAATATCTTTGAGCGCTACTTCAACGACAAGACGATGTTCTGGATCGTAGGAGGACCGGTTCATGGATAAGCAACGCCTGGGTCGTCGCTGTGAAGTCGAGATCAAGCAGCTGGAAGAGGGTATGGACTTCCGCCGCCCGGAGTATCGTCGGCAGGTGTTCCTGGACTTCTACCAGTTTCACTTAGAGCACCGCGCCCATCCTGGTGGCGTCTATTTTGCGATGCCCTGGCTGGCTAACCACATGAAGATGGACCAAGAGCAAAAGCTGTGGATGGCGTTTATCAACGGCTGCTCACAGAACATCGTCACGACCAAGATCATCATGGACCACTTCCCGACCCTCGCCGGTACGACCTATGAGGCTTTGACGGACTGGTGGAATGTTCATCATGTAAGGTTCAAGGCCGGTTCAGGCTGGGACAGCGATCGCAAGTATTTCAAGATCGGCCAAACAGGGTTCCCCCAGTGCGTCGCCAGTTACAAGGCACTCTTGGGTGACCGCACTCAGGTCCAGTTCTTTGAGGCACTGTGCCCGAATACACTCAGCCATGGTTTGGAAGAGAACTTCCGGACTGCCTGGCACAACATTAAGGGGCAAGTCCTGTCTATGGGTCGGCTATCCACCTTCTCCTATCTGGAATACCTGCGCATAGTTGGTGTCCCATTGGACTGTGACAGCCTGTTCCTGGATGACATAAGTGGCAGCAAGTCGCATCGCAATGGACTGTGTAAGGTGCTGGGTCGGGATGACCTGGATGACTATGAGGCAGAAAACCCCAACTTCCCCGGCTACCACAAAGACACCATCAAGTGGTTAGAGGCGGAAGGAGCATCCCTCCTGGATGACGCCAGAAGGATGTATCCACACCTACCAGACGTGTCCTATTTCACGCTGGAAAGCACCCTGTGCTGCTACAAGTCATGGCACCGGCCCAACCGCCGCTATCCAAACGTCTATATGGATATGATGTATGACCGTATCGAGTACGCAGAGCAGGAATGGGGTGGGAAGACCGTCAGTCTGTTCTGGGATATGCGCCAGGAGTGTTTGCCGAAGCATTTACGCCTTGAAGTCAATCCAAATGACCCAGGCCTCTCCAAAGAGAAGCAGAACCACTACCGTCTGACCGGGCAACCGATCATGATGAGTAAGATGTTCAAGTATTACGATAACCCGTTCGACCGCGCCTGCTGGGCGCAAGAGGAAGTCCAAGGACTAGAAGGAATGATGTCATGACACGCAAGATCATAGCGATGATTGGAGAGCCGGCAACCGGTAAGAGCAGCATAGTTGGCAGTTTCATGATTGCGGCAGATGGCCGTGCTCTGGATACATGGCAACCTTTCAACGATGGTTTGGTGACCGGTCACTATAAACCTGAATGGAACTTGTATGTGTTGGGTCGGTATGGTGAAGGTAATCCGTTCCCAGGCACAGATCGATTTTCCATGGCGGTTCAACCCCAGGCTATCGAGTTTGTAAAGAAGCACCCGAATGACAATATTCTGTTTGAAGGTGACCGGCTTACAACACAGTCATTCTTAGAGTTCCTTGCGGACCTGCCTGATACAGACTTCAAAATTTTGGTGGTCACGGTTTCAGAGGCAACACTTGAACACCGGCATATAGACCGCAAAGACAGCCAATCAGACACTTTCAAAAAGGGTCGCAAGACTAAAATCGAGAACCTACGATCCAATATGACACTAATGGGCTATATGACTGAAATGCCCAACGAAAAAGGTGACATGGATAAGAATGTCCAGTTCTTGATTGACTCTTACACAGTTTGAGCGTATAATTGAAGTATTCACCAAGGGGACACTATGCAGTTACAAATCAGCGTTGAGCAACTCCGCAAGAACAAACTATTCGTGGCGACACCTATGTATGGTGGCATGTGCCTGGGTATGTACATGAAAGCCTCCCTGGACCTTCAATCCCTATGTACGCAGTACGGCATGGAGAATCGGTTCAGCTTCATATTCAACGAATCCCTGATCACCCGCGCTCGCAACTACCTGGTGGATGAGTTCCTCCGCTCAGGCTACACGCACCTACTCTTCATCGACGCGGACATCCACTTCGACCCGAAGGACATCATCGCCTGTATGGCTCTGGATAAGGATGTCATCGGCGCACCATATCCCAAGAAGAGCATCAAGTGGAACAGCGTCCTTACGGCTATGGATCGCCGCAAGGCTCTCCAAACCCAGCAGATCGCCGAGGGCAAGACTGGTAAGGACGTCGCACCGGACCTGACCCCAGGTGACCTAGAAGGCGTCGTCGGTGACTACGTGTTCAACGCAGTTGCCGGCACCGGTCAGTTCAACGTCGGCGAACCACTCCAAGTCATGGAGATCGGCACCGGTTTCATGATGATCAAGCGTGAAGTGTTCTTGAAGTGGGCGGAAGAGTATCCTGAGTATCGCTACAAGCCAGACCATGTTGGTCAGGCGAACTTCGATGGCTCTCGCTACATCCATGCCTACTTCGACACGATCATCGACCGTGGCCCGAATGCTCCTGGCTCATCTGAGCGCTACCTGTCTGAGGACTACTTCTTCTGCCAGATGTGGCGTAAGATGGGTGGCCAGATTTGGCTCTGCCCTTGGATGCGGACGTTCCATGTCGGCACCTACGCTTTCCAGGGCAACATGGCCTCGGTGGCAGCGCTGGTAGGCCAACTGTAAATGGGATCACTCGATTGGAAGGGTGAGTCAATCCCTGTCCAGCCCGGTTACACCACACCTGGCTGGACAGACCAACGGGAAGAAGCACGCCAACGTCGCCGCGAACAGGAAGAAGAGGCCAAGCGCCAATACCCTGAGACGCCAGCCAAGGGTCCAATCGAGTATCCATCGCCACCGGCCCAGACGCAAGAAGAAGTCCAGGCCAGTTGGCACAAGGCCAAAAACATCCGTCCAGTCATCAAGAAGGTCAAGTCATGACGCAGATCATCGGTTTGGTAGGCTCCGCCGGTTCAGGCAAAGACACCGCAGGTGACATCCTCGCCAGCAACGGCTTCAAGCGTGACAGCTTCGCCAAGCCAGTCAAGGATGCCACCGCCGCGATCTTCGGTTGGGAGCGAGCCAAGTTGGATGGTTACACCCCGGAAGACCGCGTGTGGCGTGAGTTGCCCTGTCCCTACTGGTCCGCCAAGATGGGCAAGCCATTCAGCCCACGCAAGGCACTCCAACTCATGGGCACGGAGTGTGGCCGTGAGGTCTATCACCAGAACCTTTGGGTGGATGCGTTGGAGCGTCGCCTCGTCGCAGATACCGACATGCGCGGCTGGGTGATCACAGATGTGAGATTCGTGAATGAGATGGAGATGATCAAGCGCCTGGGTGGGAAGATTTACCTGATCGTGCGTGGTGAGCCGCCCTTCTTCTATAACGACGCCAAGGCATACAACTTCCACAAGATTCAGAATCCAGATACACCACTCCCGGCCAGCCTGAAAGATATCCACATCAGCGAATGGGGTTGGATAGGCTCACCACTCATAGATTGGACGATCCACAACAACAGTACCCTGGCTGACTTTGAAGCCATCATCACATCCCTGATTGACTCTTACAGTTGATCGGCGTATAATAGAATACATTCCCACTTGGAGCATAGTATGAAACTGAGCGAAAACTTCGTTGAAGTCTTGAAGAACTTCTCATCCATCAACACCGGTATCGTGTTCAAGCCAGGCAACACCCTCCGCACGATCAGCAGCAACAAGGCCATCCTGGCTCAGGCAGAAGTTGATGAGACCTTTGAGAGTGAGTTCGGCGTCTATGACCTGAACAAGCTGTTGGCCCTTCTATCCCTCAACAAGGGTGGTACGCCGGAAGTCGAAGTCGGCAACGAGGCACTCGTGTTTATCGGCCTCGGTGGCAAGGGCAAGATCAAGCAGCGCTTCACCGACACGAAGTTGATTATGTCACCGCCGAACAAGAACATCAACATCTCCAACTGGGATGTCAAGTTCCAACTGACGCAGGAAGTGTTCGACTGGATATTCGATGTGTCTTCAATCTTGAAGTGCCCCAACATCGTCGTCGAAGGTAAGAACGGTGTCATCACCGTAAATGCCATGGACGTGAAGGGTGAGATCGTCGATGACGCCAACGTGGTGGTCCCCGGCGATGACAGCAACACCGACAAAGACTTCAAGGCTGTCTTCAAGATCGACAACTTGAAGGTCCTGCCAGGTTCCTACACGGTCGAGATCGCCGCCGCTGGCGTTTCCAAATTCACGCATGCGACCAAGAAGCTGACCTATTGGGTCGCTATCGAAGCCGCGTCCTCTTCATTCCAGAAGTAAGTCATGTCGGCACACCATGGTGACTGTATTTGCAAAGCCTGTTCTAACGCAGAAGGGCGACAACCAACTTGGTCACCGTTGGAAGAAGAGGGTCCAGCGCCGTTTGCCGACGAGTTCGAAAATCTCAAAACTCATGTTGAGTGTTTGGAAAGGCACATTCACAGCATCAACGAGTTCTTGCGGGTAGCGCATCCAACACTCCTCGGTGGGCATTTCACGACCAGTTCATGGCAGCAGGCTGAGGCGGCTAAACGCGCACGGGACCACAACCGTGCGATGGATATAGCTACCCTTGAACGGGAAGGCTATATCGTGACCAAGAAGGACCAGACATAATGACCCAGCAAACCGCCGATGAAGTCTATGCCGCCAAGATGAAAGACCTTTTCATCGAGACGGTCTCAGGCAAGAACTTCTACATCGATAGTTCCCCGTTCGACATCCATGACATCGCGTCAGCGCTATCCAAGCTGTGTCGGTTCAACGGGCACACCAAGAAGTTCTACTCCGTGGCCCAGCACAGCATCCTGGTCGCCGACATCATGGAGAACTTGAAGTTGGGTGACCCATTTGAGGGTCTGCTCCATGACGCCACAGAAGCCTACCTTGCTGACATTCCGTCACCCTGGAAAGTGCTCCTGCCTGAATACAAGGCGTTGGAGACCCGGCTGGACAAGCGCCTCCGTGCCCAGTTCAAGTTGCCTGAGAAGATCACAGATGGAGCCAAGAGGGCTGACTTCATCGCGCTCTATGTTGAGGCCAATCACTTGATCCCGACAGGTGGATCAAACTGGCCCGCGCCGGAAGGCATCAAGGAAGCTGCCCTGGACTATGAGAAGGAGTTTGGCCCACCGACTGCCTTCTATCACGCCGCCATGGGTCATGCGCTCTTCCTGGGCCGGTTTGACATGCTGCGTGATGCGGAACCGATTTACAACTGATCGAAGGACTACATCATGAATTCAAGTGACCAGATGCTCTGGACAGAGCGTTACAGACCCCATCGTATTGCCGACTGTATCATCCCTGACGCACTCAAAGCCTCTTTCCAAGGCTACGTCACCAAGGGTGAGATACCTAACCTCCTCATCTCAGGCACACCCGGCACCGGCAAGACGACCGTCGCTCGCGCCATGTGTGAAGAGTTGGAGACTGACTACATCATCCTGAATGGCTCCAACACCGGCATCGATGACATCCGCTTCAAGGTCCATGGCTTCGGTTCATCCGTCAGCCTGTCCGGTGGTCGTAAGGTCATCATCGTGGATGAGGCTGATGGTATGACCAACGCCGCTCAGGAGATGCTCCGGGCCAGTATGGAAGAGTTGGCCGTCAATTGCTCCTTCATCTTCACCTGTAACCGCAAGGGCAAGATCATCGACGCTATCCACAGCCGCTGTGCGGGCATCGAGTTCAAGTTACAGGCCAAAGACAAGCAGCCGATGGCGGCAGCCTTCTTCAAGCGCATCACTACCATCTTGAAGAACGATGAGAAGATCGAGTTCGACCCACAGGCCATCGCCCAACTCATCACCAAGTTCTTCCCTGACTTCCGCCGCGTCCTGAACGAGCTACAACGCTATTCCGTAGGTGGCAAGATTGACGTAGGCATCCTGTCCGCAATCAGCGACGCCAAGTTGGATGAACTGGTCAGCCACTTGAAGGCAAAGGACTTCAAGTCCCTCCGCAAGTGGGTAGGGACCAACGCAGATGCCGATAGCGCCGCTTTGATGCGTGCCCTATACGATCGCGCTGGTGACATCTGGCAGCAGTCCTCGCTCCCCGTAGTCATCGTCATCACCGGCAAGTACCTGTACCAAGCTGCGTTCGTGGCTGACCAGGAGATAAACACAGCGGCATGGCTGACTGAGTTGATGGTCGAAGCGCAGGTGGCGTAGTGAGCGACCTGTTCAAGGACATCCTGCCCTCCGTCCAGCTGACCAAGAAGCATGTGTTGGAGACTGAGAAGGACTATGTCCCCTTCGTCATCAACCGTATGTTGTCCTATCATGACGACAGCATCTTCTACGCGAATGAGATGAACCGGTTCCGGCAGTTACCAGAGCGGCTCCAATATGACTACTTCTTCTTCGGCCTACGCTCCAAGCGTCGTCCATTTGCGCCCTGGATCAAGCCGAAGAAGATGGAAGACCTCGCGGTCGTGAAGCAGTACTTCAACTATGGCGATGCCAAGGCTCTTGAAGCGCTGAACGTCCTGACCGAGGAGCAGCTTGTCATCATCCGTAAGGCGATGACACCTGGATGAACATGCTACATGAACACCCATATAATCAGCACTAAGGAGACGACGATGAGCAACCTCCTGGACCTCTGCCAGACCCGGAAATATCACACCGACAAGTGGTTCGATGACTTCAAGCGGCACTCCTACGTCGAGAACTTCTATGATCTGGCATTCGAGCCATACCGGACGACCGCCACCGAAATCCTTGAAGTCGGCATCTATGAGGGAGAGAGCCTACGACTTTGGCATGACTACTTCACGAATGCGAACATCACCGGCGTCGACATCATGCCGGTGCCGATGAATGAGAACTTGAAGGGTCTGCCTCGTGTCCGGGAAGTCCGTCAGAATGCCTATGACCCGGCGATCGCGCGGCTCCTCGCCGACCGAACCTATGACGTGATGATTGATGATGGTCCACATGACATCCATTCACAGCACACCTTCATCCAACTCTACCTGCCACTCCTGCGAGCCGGTGGCTTGATGGTGATAGAGGACATCAGCGGCGACTTAGAGAGCATCATCTTCCTCAACCGCGCCATTCCCGCCGATGCTCATGTCGTGACCGGCTACGTCAACATGGTCAAGGTTGATAACTGGGAGCGAAATGACAGCCTGTTGTTCTGGGTGAAGAAGGCGAAATGACGCTTCCCTAAATAATGACCATGGTTACATACCGTGGGTGAATTGACATGACAGATGATATTTTCAAGGGCGTCGGAGTAGAGGTATCCCTCACTAAATCCGACAGCTTCAACATCGTTCGCGAAAGTCTCACCCGTATCGGTGTGGCTGCTAAGAACGAGAACATCCTCTATCAGTCCGCCCATATCCTACACAAGCAAGGTCGGTATGCTATCGTCCATTTCAAGGAGCTCTTTGCCCTGGATGGTAAGCCATCTTCTATCACGGAAAACGACTACCAACGTCGCAACACAATCGCCCGGTTGCTGGAACAATGGGAACTGGTCAAAGTCCTCGGCGAC